AAACCTACAAAAGGCTCAGGCAATTGTTGACGACTGGAAAAATTCAGATCCAGCCGTGTTTCATACGCCAGAAGGTTTTGATGCTATGAAGCAAAAGATTGGAGATGTTTTAGAGCAAATTCCAATTGAGCAAAAGAGCGCAAGAAACGTTGTCGGCAGTTTGTATAACTCTGTAAAAGACACAATACAAGCGCAAGCGCCAACATACTCTAAGGTGATGAAAGATTACTCTGAGGCTTCTGACAAGATCATGGAGATTCAGAAAACTCTGAGCCTTAACAGCAAGTCATCTACAGATACGGCAATGCGCAAACTGCAAAGCCTAATGCGTGACAATGTTCAAACAAACTATGGTCAACGTATAAAACTTGGTCAGGAATTAGAGAAGGTTGGTGGTAAAGAGTTTATGCCAGGGCTTGCTGGACAGGCGCTTGCAAACATTACTCCCCGCGGCCTTCAGACAGCCACAGCAGTTCCAACAGGTTATTTAGCATACGGAGCGGCTGGAATCCCAGGTGCGGCAATGTCATTAGCAACGTCATCTCCACGAGTTATGGGAGAAGCGGCTTATGGAGCAGGTGCTGCTGCTCGCAGACTTCAGGAATTGCAAAAACGATTCCCACTCATCACAAACCCTCAACTCTATAATTACCTGTATCAGTCAGGTCAATTGCAAGGACTTTTAGGAGAATAACGTGCCCAAGACCAAGATCAGCGAGTACTCATCTACCGCAGCAGATAACACCGACATTGACGGTATTAACCTAGCGGAAGGTATGCTTCCGTCAGACGTAAACAACGCCATCCGCGAACTCATGGCGCAGTTGAAGGACTTTGAGACTGGCGCTGGCGGTGACTCCGTAACCGTAGGTGGCAACCTTGTAGTGTCTGGCACTAGCAAACTAAAGGGACTGACCTATCCGAACACGGATGGTACTAACGGCCAGTTCATCAAGACCGACGGCGCAGGTAATCTGTCGTTTGCCTCTGCTGGAACTGGTGACGTAAGTGGCCCCGCATCTAGCACAGACGGAAACATCGCTGCCTTCACTGGCACGACCGGGAAGATCATCAAGGACTCCGGAAAGGCTCTGCCAAGCGGAACTATTGTCGGTACGTCTGATACGCAGACCCTGACTGGCAAGACCCTGACAGATCCTGCAATCATCGGAACGATCCTAGAGGACGTATACACGATTACAGACGGCGCTGCCTTTGAGATCGACCCAGGTAACGGTTCTGTGCAACTCATCACGCTAGGCGCTTCCCGTACCCCCAAGGCTACAAACTTTGCCGCAGGTGAGTCGATCATGCTGATGGTGGATGACGGTACTGCTTACACGCTGACTTGGACTGATAGCACGTTTGGTGGCTCTGGTGTGGTTTGGAAAACAGACGGTGGTGTAGCACCTACGCTAAATACTAGCGGTTATACGGCAATCGTATTGTGGAAAGTAAGCACACAGGTATATGGCGCTCGTGTAGGAGATGCGTAAATGCTGAATAAGAAAGCATTATCAGCAACAGCAGGTGCTCCTGCACTTTTATACGTTGAGGATGTATTTAGCACATACCTTTATACAGGTAACAATTCTACACAGACCATCACCAATGGCATAGATTTGTCTGGTGAAGGCGGTTTTGTTTGGATAAAGGCCAGAACTGGCACCAGAAATCATCGACTTGTAGATACTGCAAGGGGGGCCGGATATTACATGGCTTCAGACACAACGTCTGGGCAAAGTTTTGGGCCAACTTTTTCGTCATTCAATACTACTGGGTTTACTCTTGCTTCTGGAGATAGTGGGTCAAATGCCTCTGGAGATCCTTATGTCTCATGGACATTCCGCAAGGCAGAGAAGTTCTTTGATGTGGTGACGTATACGGGGAATGGTAATAGTAGCCAAAATATTTCACACAACCTTGGATCAACCCCTGGTTGTGTAATTGTTAAAAGAACAGATTCTGACAGTAGTTGGAAGGTTTATCATAGATCTGTTGGGGCAACAAAAGGATTAAACCTAAACGGAACTGGCGCAGAATTTACGTCAAGTACGTTTTGGAACGATACAGCACCGACAAGCACAGTTTTTACTGTTGGTTCAGACTTTAATACCAATAGCGCTACCTACGTCGCCTACCTATTTGCCCATGACGCAGGTGGCTTTGGAGATTCTGGTTCGGATAGTGTGATTAAGTGTGGGTCTTACACTACTGACGGAAGCGGTTTTGCTACAGTAACCCTTGACTGGGAACCGCAATGGGTACTGTTAAAACGCTCAGACTCAACTGACGGATGGCAAATACACGATGTTATGCGTGGCATGAGCAACTCAACCTATGCTTTGCTTGCTCCAAATACTCCAAACGCAGAATCATCGGGATCAAGTGGTTTGGTTGTTCCAACAGCAACAGGTTTCAAAGATAATCAGGCAGTCGGAGTCAGCGCCACAATCGTCTACATCGCCATTCGCCGTGGCCCGATGAAAACTCCTGAGGCTGGGACAGAGGTGTTTGAGCCTGTTATTGCCACACCAACTGCAAATCAACTTTTAACAACTGGGTTTCCTGTTGATCTTTCAATAAATTCTGCTCGCTCTGGTGGTAGTAAGGCTGCGTTTGATAGATTACGAGGGGCTCCGTATTTAAAACCAACAGACAATTCAACAGAAACTAATGACAGCCCCTATTTGATTGGTTTTGCAAGCAATACTGGAATTATTGATAATTTTTGGACTTCAACATCTTCCGTATATTGGAACTTTCGCCGTGCGCCTGGGTTTTTTGATATGGTTGCGTGGACAGGAGATGGAGGTTCAAGTCAGTCAATAACACATAATTTGGGAGTTGCTCCTGAACTAATTATCGCTAAAAGTAGAACAACCACTAATGATGCTGATTGGTATGTATTTCACTCTGGAACATCAACAAAAACATACTATTTAAACACAACTGGATCAGGTACATCATTAGGCAGCAATGTCTGGAGTCCTACATCAACAACATTTACTGCAGAACGAACAAACCTTGGATTAAATAATTCAAGCGTGAAGTACATTAGTTATTTGTTTGCAACGCTTGCTGGCGTATCTAAAGTAGGATCATACACAGGGTCTGGTACAACAAAGCAGATTGACTGTGGATTCACAGGAGGCGCAAGATTTGTAATGATTAAGCGTGCAGATTCGTTGGGTTCTTGGTATGTATGGGATACTGCCCGTGGAATTGTTTCTGGTAATGATCCGTTTTTATTGATGAATAGTACAGCAGCAGAAGATACAAGCACAGACTATATTGACACTTATAGTTCTGGATTTGAAATTAGCAGTACAGCACCAAACGCAATAAACGCTAACGGTGGAACCTTTATTTACTTGGCAATAGCCTGATAGGAGAAACTCATGTATCGTATTCGCTCAACTGGCGAGGTTGTCTCGCAAGGAGAATTTCGATCACGCAACAAAGGAACGTCCTTTCCTAAAGTTTGGACACCTGAGTTAGTAGACGAACTAGGACTAGATCCTGTATTTGAGACACCAGCGCCAACGGTTACTCGCTACCAAACAGCGTTTAAGAACGGTGTGGAGCAGGTGGCTGGCAAATGGGTCTGGAAGTGGGCTGTGTCTGACATGAATGACGAGGCTAAAGCAGCCAAAGACGCAGAAGCAGCCAAGGCAGTACGGGCGCAACGTGATCGCCTGATTGCTGAGACTGACTGGATCGTGATTAAGAATCTAGAACTGAACCAGAATGTCCCTGGCATCTGGGAGGTGTACCGTCAGAATCTGCGTGACGTACCTGCTCAGGCTGGCTTTCCCCACGACATTACTTGGCCCGTTAAACCCTAATCATGGCACAGCATACCGAAGAAGGCGTTAAGCACGTCGTAGACGGGTTATCCATCGTCACCGTACTGGGAACCCTTGCAGACATCCTTCCAGCCCTTGCAGCCCTATTCTCGCTGGTCTGGTCTATCATCCGAATCATGGAGACCGATACGGTGCGGGGCTGGATGGGGAAGCCGCCTCTGAAATGACGACAATCGCTGCTAAAGCATCTACGGGAGAAATTGCCGCAGATAGTATGGTCAGCGGCGATGATTCTTTCTACCTGGTCGAGAAACTCCGTAGGGGTAAAAACTCTATATACGGGGCTTGCGGAGATTGGGATAAATGCTTGAAAATGCTACAAGTGTTGGAGTCGGGAGGGGATCTCGACTCCGATACTGACGTGTGCGTTCTTGAGATCAGAAGTGACGGTTTATGGGTTTATGAGGGGACCGTGATTCCTGCTCGCATTAAGAACGACTTTTGGGCTATCGGGACAGGTGCTAACTTTGCGATTGCTGCGATGCACCTAGGACTATCCCCTGCTGACGCGGTGCGTTTGGCCTGTCAGTACGACACAAGTTCCCATGAGCCTATAGACGAAATGCGACTGGGAGGAGTGCGTGGCAGAGTCAAAAGTAAGTGACGAGCAGTTCATAAAATTATTCAAGGAACTTGGAAGCCCGAAACGGGTAGCGGAAGCAATAGGAATTGATGTCACCGCCGTTTACAGGCGACGAAACACAATTGAGTCCAAACACGGCGTATCTTTGCCGTCGTTCAATGCCTCCCAGAACACGGTTCAAAAGACCATAGTTCCTGAGAACCGCAGAATTCTAGAGCATGAGGTGGACAATGGAATGGTTCTTGTTGCTTCTGATTGCCACTATTGGCCTGGGGAAGTTACTGTTGCGCATAGGGCGTTCGTTGCTCTGCTCAAGGAATTCAAGCCCAAGACAGTCGTCCTGAACGGAGACGTGTTTGACGGCGCCTCTGTGAGCCGCCACCCGCCTCTGATGGGTCAGGCAGTACCTACCGCCAAACAAGAGATAGAAGCCTGTCAGGATCGCTTACATGAGATCGCAGAGGCATCCAAGAACGCTAGGAAGTTCTGGACATTCGGCAACCACGATACCCGATTGTTTTCCAAGATCGCGGCCAACGCTCCAGAACTTACAGACATGATGAGTCTGTTTGACTACTTCCCTGGTTGGTATACTGGCTGGCGAGTAGACATAAATGACTCGGTAGTTATTAAGCATAGGTGGCATGGCGGTGTTCATGCCAATTTCAACAACACTATGAAGTCAGGCCGGAGCATTGTGACCGGACACCTGCATCAACTGAAAGTAACCCCGTGGAGCGACTATAACGGGCGTAGGTACGGCGTAGACACGGGAACCCTAGCAGAGCCTTACGGCGAGCAGTTTGCCTACACAGAGGCCAATCCCGTGAACTGGTGTTCTGGCTTTGCGGTCCTGACCTTTAGGAACGGTAAACTACTACCGCCAGAACTATGCGAAGTGATTGAAGGCGAGGCTTTCTTCAGGGGAGAGAAAGTGACATAGCATGGCAGATCCGATTGTCTCCTCGGCGAGGGCAGCGGTAAGTGGTATTAGGGAAGCGCTAGAGGTAGGCAAGGAGATCGAAGCCCTTGGCGCTGATATAGCAAAACTAGGCGATGCAGATATTGCCGCCAGAGCAGCATACAGAAAGAAAAACCGCAGGGTAACTGGCAACACGGTTACGTTTGAAGCGGTAGAAGAATGGCGCAGGGTCAAGGACGTGGAAGAAATCGTCGCAGACCTGCAGCGCGACATCATTGCCAAGTACGGGAAATCTGAGTGGGACAAAATCCGCAAGATCCGTGAGCGCATGGCTAAAGAACAAAAAGACGAGGTGGATGAATATGGGCGCGACCTTCGCAAGATGCGAGCGCTCAAGTGGTGGTGCTTTGGCGCGTCTGCGTTCTGCACCTACTGGCTGTGGTACTTTAATTTGATCTAGGAGTCGTAATGCTAAGTCTCATCTCTACCCTCGGCGGTCTGTTAGTTTCCGGTCTACCTAAACTGCTGGACTTCTTCCAGAACAAGGCTGACCAGTCCCATGAAATTGCTATGGCCCGTCTGCAAAACGAGATGCAAATGCAGATGATGGCGGCTGGTTTTGCGGCTCAAGCAAGAATAGAAGAGATTCGCACCGACCAGGTGGCTATGGAGTCCGAGGCTAAGATGACCGAGGCGGCTCTGAAGCACGATGCCAAGGTCATGGAAAAGGCAAGCCAATGGGCTGTCAACTATGTGGCTACCGTACGTCCTACCGTAACTTACATTTTCGTCTTAGAATTAGTCCTGATTAACGCTGGACTGGCTTGGTTCCTTCTGTTCAAGGAAGGGCTAGGAACGCTGACGGTGAGCGACTTTATTGCCGCTTCCGACATTATTTTTAGCAGTGATGAAATGGCTATGCTTGGCGGTATTATTGGCTTCTGGTTTGGATCGCGCGGGTGGACTAAAAAGTGAGTGACACGCTTACCTGGATATTTGTGGCAGCCCTCTGTTACTGGCTAGGTGGGATGTGATGCGTACTTCTGAAAAAGGCATCCATGTGATGCACGAGTTTGAAGGGTACAGAAACAAGCCCTACCTATGTCCGGCTCATATTTGGACGGTTGGTTGGGGTGAGGTTCTGTATCAGGACCAGATCAAACTGCCTATGGTTCGCAAAGACGGATATACAGGGTTGATCCGCAAGGAGTATCAGTTAAGAGATGAGGATAATCGAGTTTGGTCACGCGAGGAACTGGAGACGCGCTTCAAGGCTCTGCTCGGCAGTTTTGAACGTGGTGTTCTTCGACTTGCTCCCAATCTTATTGGGAATCAAGGCCTTTTCGACGCTTGTGTGGCTCTTTCCTACAATATCGGGGTAGGCGGCTTCCAACGCTCTACGCTACGCCAGCGCATCCTACGGGACGAGTCGCTAGAGTCAATTGCTGAAGGCTTTATGAAGTACACAATGGCTGGAGGCAAGGTTCTGCCTGGGCTAGTCCGGAGACGTAAGGCCGAGGTCGCGCTTTTTCTCAAGGGCTAACTCGGTAATTCTTACTTTCAATTCCTCAGTAATACCAACACCGTGTTTGTCCTCAAACTCGGCTAACCATCTACGACGCTCTGCAAGCGTTTTCTTACTAAGAACATGACGCGCTAGACCTTCAATCTTCGCTTCGTGTTCTGACATCACCACTTGCCAAATCTCCTCACGCGTAAGGCTAATTGTGCCGAGCAAAGGTTTTGTGCAATTCTTCTCTGGCTTCTCTGACTCGCTTGATTGCGTCAGATTTCCGAACAAATCTTCCAAGGTAATACCGCTTCTTGTTGGCGCAGATATGGGCTTGATAATACCCGTCATCTGCTAGGAATACACCCTTTGCGTTTGTCTTTGTTGGCCGTCGTCTACGGGAGTTCCACCTGTTTTCCATCTGGGTAGCAGGTCGCAGATTAGACATCCGGTTATCCCAAGGCTTGCCGTTTATATGGTCGAGTGCTTCTGGCAAGTAGCCTCGATGGTACAGCCATATCAGGCGGTGAGCGAGATAGGCTCGCTTGGCGATAGCAATCCGCACATATCCACGGGTATTTTTAGCGCCAGCAATCGTGTGAGCGTAGCGCTTGTTCCACATCACAAACGCGCTATGTGAGCGGAAAGCGTCTGGTGGGCGCGGCTTCCATATTAGGTTGCCACGCCGATACCAGAATAGTTCTTTTAGTTCACTTTGAGTTGGCACGTTGCATCGCTCGGTGCGTTTCCATGAGTTCGTCTACCATGTAATCAAGCCGTTCTACCTGCTTCTCTAATTGCTCTACGACCAGATACAAAATAGATGATTTACTGGTCATGTCCTGTTCAGCAAGCATCTCAAGAATTGCTACTGGCGCGGTAAGATCTATGGAGATCTGCTCGGCCATTGTAGCGGCCTGATAAGACGTTATCTTCTCAGAACGGGACATCGCTCTCTATCTCCTCAAAATAGTCTGATTTTGGCGCTGATTTTGGCCCTGATTTCTGACGTGGCTCTTGCACCTTCAGGCTGAGAAACTTTCCCTTACCTGACTTTGCCTCTCGCAACCATGCGGCGATCTCATATTCCTTACCGTCGACATTGATTTTGCCCTTGTACATCGGAGCCTTCTCATTGTCCGACTCATTCTTAAATAGAACGCCAGAGTTAGTGTTGTCGTAGTCCATGCTTCTTCCTCACTTTGTATGCGGCGTAATGTTTGCCGCGTTGGTTGATAATCTTTCTGTCCACGATGTAGCCGTCACGCCGTAGGTCTAAGACCCTGGCGGCTAACCGCAAACATCCGCACCCGATAAAAGCGTCCAGCGGTGTGATCCACCTGCGCTGGCCCTCCTTCAGTACCCATTCCGTCTGTGTCATTGTGTCCTCGCTCGTATTAGTTTTGCCGCTTCAAGCAAATTTTGTTGCTCACAAGCCCTTGCACATTCTTCTAGTTCGCGCTCAACAATTGTTTTAATCATTTGAAGCAAATTTTCTTTTTTAAAACTAAAATTTTCTACATAACAAAATTGACTTATAAATTCTCTTAAATCGTTTGTAGGTGCACTCATTGTGTCCTCGCTGCTAAATATAGCCCGACATTGCCGATGCTATAACCAATGAAAGCAATGCCGAGACCAGTATTGCCAACCCGTAAAAGATCAGCGGCAACCACCGCATACACGACTCCAATAATTGCAATTAGCCACGCCGACATTCTGATCTCCAGGTACTCCAAAGCACATATGAGACCACAAACATCATAAAGCCGAAAAATCGCAACAGTTCCCAATTGCTGTGTTCAATCACATAGACCGTCATAACTCCTCCTAAAAAAGTAACCTCAAGACCAACACCACACACCCCCACACCAGCACAACTGCACCTGCCAAAATCAAGTTATGCAATACCGCTTCTAGTTTCTCCACGGTTCGTCATCCTCATCATCCTGCGCTGCTAGGTACAGTTCCATCTTGATCGTCTCTAGCACACCGATCACCGTAGCAAACGGCATAGAGTCACCGTACTCCTGAATGACCTTATGGATGTCGTCTGCCAGCGCCTCAATAATTGCAAACTGCGTCATTCGCACTCCCTCTTAACTTCGTCTAAGAACTCTTGCACAGATTCCAGCATGGCTTCCATGTCCTTGGCCTCTGGCTCAAACCGCACCACAAACAATTGCTTACTCTCCGGAAGCCTAGAGTCAAAACTCACAAAGTCGCACCATTTCCGACCCGTACAGGCGAGTTGCGCCATCATTTGATAGCGATATTTTGAGGGGGGCTGGCCGGACTTTCTGTACTGGAGATGGGTGGAGGTATTCGGGTTCTTGATCTCCACCAGCCCGTCCCCCCCTACAAGCCCGTCAGGAGACGCTCCAAACCACTCAATTGTCTGGTGTTTAACAAACCCAATTTGGTCAACAAAATGCCCAGTATGGGCTTCGTAAGCCGCCCGAGCGATAGGTTCTTGTTCTGTGCCACGGATCATGGCTGCGTTGGTAAACGACTCCTGCACCTGCCCTGTAAGCCGTTCTGCTACTAACTGCCACAGATAATTCTCGCGTGTGGCGGTTCCCTTCTTTGCTAGGGCATCCGAAACTCTGCTTCCGGTGCAAAACCCAAGGCGTTCCTCAAGCCACGCCTGGGTTCCCTGCTCCGCTGAGTTGCTCATATAGCCTCCTCTTGGCCGTTGATAATTCTGCTTCAAACCTATCCGTCGACA